AGTCAGTTCACAGCCATAAACATCAAACGTTGAGCCGTTACACGCTATCCTGTAAATTACCGTTCCACCAACAAATTCAGTTCTTGCAACTATGATGTTCTCGTGCTGTTCGGGATCGGTCTTTAAAAATACTGATTCGCCCAGTTTAAAACTCATTTGTCCAGTTTTTCAAGAGACATAACGTATTGTTTGTGTACCGCGAGAAGATTCCGTATTTCTGAATCAACGTCCAATCCGAGGCTTTGAAGTTCATCGTTTGTCAATGGTTCGATCAGCGTATCGCATACCGATTTGTCAACCGTGATATGGTTGTACATCAGCTTCATTACGGACATTGCCTCAGTTTGCAGCTTTACTGCCCGTATCACGTCCTTATCGAATTGGTCGTATAGTTTGTTCATCTTCCAGTGTTGGTAAAATCTGTCGTAGTATATCCGCTTTTTTACCTCGCTTACTTTGGGTTTCGGTTTCTCATTGAATGAGATTCTGTTTACCCAATTGGTTGAGAAGCCTAAACGAAGTACGTTAAGAAAGTTTTTCAATCACTCTATTGATTATGTGAATCAAGGCGGCAACTACGAAAACGAACATCGCCCATTGAATGATGTTGGGGCTTCCGAAGTGGTATATGTAGCTTAGTGTAGCCCAAACGGACGGCATACAGTAAACGCAAAAGATGAGCGGTTTAAGCGCGTTCCGATACCAACGCCCCTCCATCATATCCCAATACTCATCCAATCCGTTACCCGTGAATGAGTGAAGTATCATGTCAACGCTTCGATTCATTCCGATAATGAACAACGCGGTATAGAGTTCTATCATGCCGCGCTTACTTTGCTTTCAGCTACCGTTAGGTCAGTAACCCTTTCAAAAGAGACAAGGATACAATCAACAAGCGTAGATGTCGAAGGCAGTTTGAACTGTGACTTTAGCATCATTTGGGCAACACTTGCGTTCATCCAAAGTTCGTAGGTATTGCCCTCCATCTTATTGGAGAACTCAATTGATACCTTGCCACTTGCACCGCTTGTAACGGCCTCATGTCCTATCAGACCGTTGGACGTGTTCATCCACCAAACTTGAAGGGCGACATTTGCACCCGCAGGCCAGTCACCTACCCAAACATCGTCCGAACAATATAGGACGGGCAATACCTTAGTACATGGATCGCAAACGCTCATGGTTTCAATAGTTTCAGTTCCCCTGTTTTCGGATTGACGGAATACCCGACCTTCTGACACATCTTGACAAAGCTATTGAAGTTCGCGTTGATCTCGTTCTTCGCCTTGGTCAAAGCGTTGGCATTATGCCTTAGGTTGTCCAGTTGTTGTTGCTCCTTGGTTGTCACGTGGCAAATATACGATTAATCACTAATCAAAGATTCAGCTTCTGTCGGTAACGGATGTAACGCTGCACCGCATCATGGTTCACCAAGTACCTCACCGCGTCCAAGTGGTCGGCCTTTTCATGTGCGTGTTTACGATTGGTCTTAACTATACCACCCTCGCCATCAGCCTCAACAAATTTCATGTCACGGATAGTATTCGGGCAACGCGGGTCTATCCTGAAATCAATGTCATGCGGTAATCCGCGTGAATGGAATAGCACAAAGTTAAGGTCGTTACGGCTATTGGAGTGCTTAGGGTTCGGGCTTGTTTGTATCTGTCGTGCCGATAGCCCCAACTCACGCCTTATCTGTTCAAAGTTTGAAGCGTTGTCGGATTGGTTTAACTCCTTTTTATTCCCGTTGTAATCGCCTGTGATAACGCAATTCCAAAGGAAGTGGTGGAACTTTTGCCGAATGTTCGTCACCGCTTGATGAACCGATCCCTTCTCAATTGTTTCTTCCATGAAGATGTGACAATGGAAACCGTCCTTATCCTGCCAAACGTGCGAATAGATGAACGCGAAAGGCTCGATGTTAAAGTCCATCGAAATGATAAGCTGCCTGCTCTCGTTGTGGTAACACGGTTTGATGTGGTGTTCGTCTGACCAGTTGAATGCGAACTCATTACCCGCAGCCCTATCAATGAACTCCCCGTAAATCTCTTGCCTTACTTGGTGCTTATCCATCATGGACATATCCAACTCTAACTGGTCAATGTCCTCTTTTTTCAGTAGCGGATTATCGTAGCTTGAGTATTCCAACACCCGATACCCGTCCTGTCCTTTCTTCTTGCATAGCGTGTAGAACGGGTGTTCTGACCCGTCCTTTAAAACCTTTCCCTTTGGAACGCCAAGAGCAAACAGAACCGCGTCCGAATGGTCAAGCATCATAGGTCTGACCGCGTTGGTGTACAGGTAGGGATTGGATAGGATTATACCCGCCTCGTTCAGTATAATGCGACTATAACCGAATCCCTCCCAATTCTCAGGGTTATCGGCTGAACGAAAGTCGATGTGGCCGCTACCTACCTTTAGCGTTCGTTCCTGTTTAGCCCACTCATAATCAATCTTGTTGGCCTTTAGTTCAGGTAGGAAATACCGTTCAAAGTACTTGTTGATATTACTGTGGATGGTGTCGCCCCAAAGAATGTGTTGGCCCTCCATGAGCCACTCGATGCAAGCGTTCGCAGCCCCTTTAGTAGCCCCGAACCTTCGCCCCTTCTGAACCATGACGTGCCTCGCCTTGTCCTCTGAAAAGAATATGTCAAGTTGCGGTTGAGTGTACCTAAGTTGAATCTCTTTCACTTATTACCTTTCGGGTGATGGTGATGTCGCGTTGGTCGTTTATGGTTGTGTCTATAACCTGTTTCGCCCTACCATAAGCGCGGTCAAGCATCACCTCAATCGCCCTAACGTCACCCTTCGCGGCCTTTAACCTCAACGCTTTAAGTATCGCCTCGGCTGCTGTGATACCGTCCTTTTCTTCGCCCAATACATCGGCTAAGAGTTTGTCCAGTTCGGGCAATTTCCGAGGTCGACCGTTAGGGTTTCCCGTTTGGCCTTTCTTAAATCTGCTGTGTTCGGGTGTTACTCCCATCGCTTCCCTGTTTAATCCCTGTTAAGGCAAAGGTACGCCATTGCACTTTACCACCAATGTCGGGTCGAGTTTTCGCATTCTGTCGATGATAACTTGGCAGTACTTTGGGTCAAATTCTACAAGATATGCCTTGCGTTGCATTTGGTGACAAGCAACCATTGTTGTTCCACTTCCTCCGAACCCATCAGCCACAATATCACCTTGCTTTGAACTGTTACCTATCTGATAAGCAAACAGAGGTATAGGCTTCATTGTGGGGTGTTCTGCGTTTCGTTGCGGCCTGTCAAAGTTAAGAACGGTCGTTTGCTTCCTATCTGAATACCATCCATGCGCTGCACCTTCCTTCCATCCGTACAGGCAAGGTTCGTGCTTCCATTGATAGTCTTGCCTTCCCATAACCATTGTTTGCTTAACCCAAATCAGGCATTGCTTAACCATGATGCCAGCGTTCTTCATTGCTGACCTAAAGTTCGCGCCCTCGGAATCTGCATGCCATACATACCATGCCCCTCCCGCCTTTGTATAGCTTCCAAGTGCGGTGTAAAAATCATAGAGGAACTGATAAAAGTCGCCATCACTCTGCTTGTCGTTGTCAATGGTAAGCTTCTCTTTTGTCTTGCCTTCATACGCCACGTTGTAAGGCGGGTCGGTAACAACCAAGTCAGCCATCTGCCCCGCAAAGAGCTTCTCGAACGTATCTGTTTGAGTGCTGTCTCCGCAAAGTAACCTATGCTCCCCAATCTCGAACAAATCACCAAGAACTATGTCTGTTTCAATTGTGTCGGGCATTTCGTAATCGTCCTCCTCCGCTTCAAGTTCGGTTTGAAACTCAATTGGCACATCCAACCCCCATGCATCCAACTCCTCCGCGTTCCACTCATTCGCAAGCATATCCCAATCCCACTCGCCCCCGCTTACGTTGTCCTTGATTATGAACTCGCGTTCTTGTTCGGGCGTTAATTGGTCGGCCTTGATAATGGGTATTTCCTTTAAACCCGCATCTTTGCAAGCGCGTAACCGCATATTACCGCCAAGCACGACCATGTCGCTATTGACGACAATCGGACGGATTGAAAGCATTTCTGGAAACGACCTAACCGATTCGACCAGCTTCTTAAACTTGTCGTCCTTGATGATTCGTGGGTTGTTTGGGTTCGGCTTTACTGAAGCTATCGGAACGACCGTTAAACCTACCTTATTTGCTTTCTCTTTATCCATACGCTTAATTCACAAAGGTAGTCATTTCCCAACCTTCTTACTCACTGCCTGCATCTGCCCCTTCTCATTCCTGAAATACAGGCCAGCGCGGTCGGATTGGAGTTGTTCGACCTGAGCCTTCATCCGTTCGTTTGATTCCTTTAGTAGTGCTTTGGCTGTTTTGCAGATGGCTAACTCCGTTCGGTTGCTCGCGTGGTCTTTCGATGCTTGTTCAATGACACCATCGTAGTCGGCCTTGAGCGAATCAATCCGAAGTTTCATAAACCCGATGAATCCGAGTAGCGCGATGATTATTATTATCAGAAGCGGTGTCATCCTACTATCTCTTTTTTGGTTACTGATTCAACTATTCTTCTGCGCTCAAACTTAACGCCCTTATGAGTGAAGCTGCATTTGCTCTTCGCGAGTGTCGCGTACTTTATGCCAAGTTCGGTAGGCAACCCGTCCACAAACCTTTGAAGCGAGCAGACTTTGGTAATCTTCGTGCCGTCCTCAAGAATGGCGGTGTATCTGAATCTTTGCGGCTCAACGCCTAATCGTGTTCCCATGTTTGCAAATGTAATTATTTATTTTGATTGCCCAAAGAAATTGCCCTGAGCCGTGTCACCTGCATTGAACCTATCAGCTTCGGCCTTGAAGTGAACTAGGCTACCGTGTCGGCAAGTGTCCAGTAGGACAGCGTCATAGATAGCAGAATCTCCGTCCGTTGATACTTCAATTATACGGCAGTTGTGGAAGTCTCCGCACGGGGGTATTGGTGTTGGGTCGATTTGGAATAGCATAATTAACTGATACCATCCGAGTAATGCCCCGACCAATAACGCTGCCAATACAGCGACCGATAATGATGTGAATGTTTCTGTTTTCATCCCATCAATTCGATTAAGGTTAGTAATTGGGTGTAGGTTTTGATTCCTGCAAATTTGATAGAAGCATTTTCCGAATCTTCTACGTGAACCGTCATTTCAGATATGGTGTCAATTGTGACCCAAGCATCTTTAACCTTGATTGAAACATATCCGTACTCATGCGATTCAAACCCATCCTCTTTAAGCCTCCACCCAACGATTGAATCATTGAGTAGGTCTTGGAAGTGCTGGACGGGGATTTTGGATCTGTTACTTTCAGCCCAATCATTATCCGTTAGCTGTATATGCCCACTGATAGATGATATGTATAAACAGTAGATACTTGGAAAATACCCAAATTGCTCCCACTCCTCCTCCGTTGTCGGCCTACAATATGCCTCGGACAGTCTTTGTGCTGTTGTTTTCATTTCATTGCTTTAACCACCCATGAATCGGGCTTTCGTTTAACCTCTCTTGTTTCAATATCCTGAACATCATGCTCCCATCCGTTGGCCGTTCTGAAAGTTCCAACGCATCGGAAAGTTCGGCCTTGATAGGTGAAAGAAGGCGTGGTCTTATGCTGCATTTCTTTCTAACCTGTTGATTATCCTATCAACCTTCGCCTTGAACGATAAGTCTGTTCGCATCCAGTTATCAACTTGTTTGGTCGAGTGAATTACCGTAGCGTGGTTGACTGAGTTGGTGACCTTTGCCGTTAGGTGTCCAGTCAATTCAAGCCGCCTAGTAAGATACCATCTAATGACGTGGCGCGGTGTGGTTGCGTATGGTATCCGCGTCTTTGCCAATGCTATCTCAGGTGTAACGGTGAACTCTCGGCACACTTCAAGAAACACATCCTTTACAGGCGGCTTGAATCTGTCCTCCTTCATTCGGCCTTCGAACATCGTTACCATCAACTCTTGATGTAACTCAGCTACGGCTAGGTCAATGTTGTCATTGTGCCTGTACATTAGTTCTCTGAATTGGTCATTGTTCTTTGTCATGGCAACTCATCCGTTTGAACTTCAACCTTCCATCCGCTTACTTCGGTGAACCATTTGCCGTTGTATTCTCGGCTGCCGATGTTCACGTCAATCGTAACGTCCTGCCCCACTCGGAGGTTAGCCGCCTTGTCAATTGACTTGCCCATAAATGTCACCGCAACGTGCGGATTGTATTGGTCACCCGTGGTCAGCACAACCATCCGCTTTTGAGTTCCGTTAGCCCCGACCGTTTCAATCGGGGTGATGCTGTGAATAGTACCTTTTAACTGCTTCATATTTCGTTTAGTTTATTGATTTCTTCTTTTAATCTGACCGTCAATGATTGGGCAAGTGTCACCTTCTCTTTAGCGTAGTCACCTACTGATAGCATGACTGGCCTCGCTTTAGTTCCTACATTCAATTCGGTGTCACGGGTCACGGTCTTAACAAACAGCGGCTTGATGCACTCAGGCCGATACGAAGCGAAGTGAACCTTCTGTAATTCAGGATGAATCGCAAAGTAATGCACTACTTGATCAACGTGGTCTATTGGAACTATCCCTGCACGAAGGTAGCTGATATGCGTCTTGGCGTTCGGGCATTTGACCTCAACTATCTCTGTCATGTCCTCGGTTATCGCGTCTGGACTTGCGCCTATCAATTCGCACTCATCTGACTGCATCCACCCGACCGACCTAAATGACAGACCCGTGTATTTAGCAACCTCGGCAACGGCCAACGGCTCTAGGTCTTTTCCGCGTTGCATATCGAAGGACACGTAGTTGTCAGGTACTTGGAACGGTTCAGCCATTTCTGAAAGTAGCTGCTCCAGTAGCGTGTCTGATTTAACGTGAAGCTGACTTGATGTTGAGCCGCCTACCTTTCCGTGTCGGATCAAATGCCATTCGTCCGAACCTTGCTCTATGTTGAAGTGTGGTTTCATTTCTCAGCTAGTTTAGCTTTAATGTCCTGTGCCACTTTGATCACGGTAGCTAGTTTCTTTTCGTCTGCGCTCAGGCCTTTCCATATTGCGTTAAGCTGTCCGAGGTCAGTTGCCGCGCATAATGCAGCGATGGCCGTCACGTCCGATACCTCGACCCGTGGCGCAGGGCTTGTTGTCCTTATCCGAACACCACCGACCACTTGACCCTTCATCTTTACCGAAGCATCAATGTACAGTTCAACGGCCAAATTCAGCCAAGTGTCAACGTCTGTTCCGAAACCGCCAAGCCTTCTTATGGTATTGGCGTTGGTAGCGTTGAGTACCAACGGCTTAATGCCCTCTTTGAAGTAGGCGATGTTGAAGTTGCCCTTCGACCCTGCGACCATCGCGCCTTCTTCTTGTTTGACTTTCGTCACGGTGAACACAAGCGGCTTACCTTGTTCGACCAATTCCTCCAAGTCAACAACCCCTAGGTGGTCGGACTTATACACGTTTCTGTAATTTGGCATTTGTTCTCTGTTTAATTGTTTCGGTAAAAATAATTATTCTTTTGTTCTGTTGTATGCGTGTCGGCTAATTTAGAATGATTCTAAATAAGCTACGGTTTGCGCATAATCTTCGGGACAACTTACCAATGCAATAAACCCAAGTTCGTTTAGTTCCTTAATCCTGTACTCTTGAACTGGTGATAATTTGCCGCCTGTATTTTTTACCTCTATAAATATGGTTGGTCTATTCGGGTGCAATAGTATCAAGTCAGGATAGCCGTTTACTGTTGCCCGTATTATCTTAATTACTAGCCAGCCCTTACCCTCAAAGTATTTCTTTAGCCTTCGCTGGTAGGTGCTTTCCATTTCTTAAAATGTTTTAGAGTGTAATCCTGTTTCTTAATTACGGTGTTGTAAATATCCAATTCAATACCACCCTCCGACATGATGAACCAAACTTCGGGCGGTGTTTTACGGTCTTTAGTAGTTGCCCTGTCACGCCCTTGGATATAAGATAAGCTGCTAAACTCGATATTCAAGTACACTAAGCAGTCAGCACTCGATAAGTTAACCCCTTCGCGGCTACTGCGAATTTGCCCAACAAATGTAGCGGTCGGATCTGCATTAAACGCTTCGGGTGTAATTACGCAGTTGGGGATTAACTCTTTCACCATGTCCATCTCTGCTTGGTACACGGTAAAGATGGCAATTTTGCGGCCTGTGAATTTGCGAATGATAGCCCTTACCTTAGTATTATCTACAAGGTGAACCCCGTTTTCAGCAATCACCGTTCCACTGCATAGCTGGTGAACCTTTGATTGCTGTTTAACTCCCGTGTCGGCAAGTATCGCATCTGTTTTACCTACATAAATCCCATGTTCTTTTACCGCTTTTATCAACTTATAGGTTGACTTTTGCAAAGGAACAATTAGAATGTCCTCAATAATCTTTTGAGTAAACCCAGCTTGCTGTTGGGTATAGGTTAGCATAATCGGCTTGACATACATTGATATATCCTTCCAACGGGCATCGGAGTAATCATTTGTAGTTTGCCCAGTCCCTATGTATTTCACTTTGACATTCACAAAAACTTTAGCCCACTTGTAGAAGTTGCCGTATTGTGCGAATGGACTTAATGGATGCACCCAAAATTGATGGAATAGTTGACTAAAACTTTCAGGGCTTGGCGTTCCACTAAGCATAATGACGTATGTATTTTGGTCTATAATCGCACGTAATTGTTTAGCCCTTAATGATGGCTTTGGAAACGCTCCAATGCAATGTGCTTCATCTATTACAATGTACTTAAAGCGTTCTTTTACCTTGTGCAAACTTTCATAGTTCACCACCTCCGCATCGAACCCGATTAACTCCGCATCGTTTTGGATGCTTGGTATTGCTTTCTTCTTGGTTACAAATAGGCATCTATTCGCGCCTATCTTTTGGAGCGTTGCAAAGGCGGTTAAGGTCTTTCCGCAACGTACCTCCCATGCCAAATACACTATTTTCCTTTTCAGTAGTATAGCGGCTGCATCTTCGCTACCTTTTACTTGGTAATCTCTAAGCTGCATTCTCAAACTCTTTAATCCAGTTGATAATCGTTTGGCGCGATACCGCAAGCAACTCCGCAGCGGAGGTTCTATTCAAATCCGTGTCAGTCCTCCACATTTGTTTACATCGTTCTTTTGGTGTTGCCGCCCCTTTAATGTTTGCGGCTTCGCGAATTACGTTGTATGCCATGCTATCTACTTTTACCTTTTTACTCATGGTAATAAAGTAGTCAGATAATCGCTCGGCTTTTATCATTGTTTCAGCATCAATAGGACGCTTCAAATCTTCGCCATTTGCATAGGCATCAATGACAGATAATAGCAATGCGAAACGTGGTACGTAGGTCTTTTGCTTTGGTAGCATTGACTTAGTAAACTCACTTTCATTATCGCTATTCTGCATAATAGTTATCTTATCATTTATGCGTTTCCACTCCACCTTTGCCGCCTTGTTCATAGGTATTAAGTGCGGTTTTATTTCGCGTTCCTCATCAAATTCTATCATTTCACTTTTAATGTAAGCGTGTAATTCGCCTACATAATTATGATACCATTCAATTAAATCGGGGTTTAATTCATTCTCATTATACATTTCTACTTGAATGTCGGGGTAACACAATAGCATCCTATCGCTAAAACCATTATCCCTATACTCATCGGTAAAAATTTGATTCAATACTGCAGGTTGTATTCCACCAAGTACAGGAATGATAGGACTGTGAACGTATGTATTCTTAACCGTTTTTCTGTTTAGTGCTGCAGGTTGGTTACTAAAAGTTGAAAGCCAAAACTCCAAGTCAGAACCCGCCCGATACTTATTCATGTCCTTAATCCATCCTGCAAGTTCGTCCTTAAATACTCCAACCGCGTTTGGATTTTCTTCATGCAATTCTACCAATGCCTCAAGCGTTACATCGTTAACTATAAACTGCTTTTTGATTGGGCATGGTATTTCGGGGCGTTGCTCTTTTTCTTTTTTACTTAATTTATCGTACTCATCCCACTCCCTAAAACGCTTTTGGTATTCTCTTATTTCTCGGCTGTTTGCTTGAATAAGCGGTCTTATTACGTTGTTTATTGATGGTGATTTACCAACACCAGCTTTACCAACAACCGTTACCCAAATAGTGCAACACTCATCCCACCCGCTTTTGACTTGTATCTTCATTGAGTTACCAACCAAAATTGATAGCATCCAAAGTAGCCCAGCGCCCATGTAGTCAATAGAACTATCTAACGTCCTATTGCATTCTAATAGGTAGTTTTGTATTTCGACTGGATAAATATCCAAAGGAAAAGATAGCTTTTCAATTACTGGCTTATCTACTTTCGCTATTTCGGGTTGTGGTTGTTTAACCCTATCACCGTAACCGCTTGCGTATAACTCTTTAGCTGCACTACTCATATCGCCCCTGTGGTGCTTGTATGCAAACAAGGCAAACGGGCTTAATAGCTTTTCGTTAGGGTATGCCGTTCCTGTACTAAATAGATACATACAACCGCTATCCTTAAACACGTAGCCGCTATGCGCAGAAGTTGCCCCGTGTCGTTTAATAACAGTCTTTGAGGATAGTTGCCGTATTACTTTGAACTCATCACCAACCACATCAAAAACCGTATGCCTTTGGTTGTAATCTTGCCACGGGCTTACTCCTGTTGCCTTTTCTTTTTTAGGATGCTCAATCTCTTGCACCTCCACCCGTTCATCATACATCCTACAAATCGCAAGGATAGTATTGTGTTCTTCATCGCTTAGGTATTGGATAGCTGTATAGTCTAATCCGTTTGCGCATTCATCGTATAATAACGCATATCCCCCAGTTCCACGGCTTTCAATTAGTGCCTGTGTTTTGCCGCTACTTTCAGATTTTAACCCCGTTAATACAGGTACTGCAATCTTTTCGTTACCCATCATTAACCGTGTTCGATAGGTCAAATGATACCCAAAATTCATAGTCTTATGTACCGCCACCTTTTTATCAAACCCATCCACGTTATCGCGTACAAAAGCAATAAACTCATCAAAGAAAGTAGCCCGTAATTCCATAGGCAGTACCTTCAAATCAATGTCGATAACTAGAATATCATTGTAGCCAGTTGGATAGCCATATCGAAAAGCTTTGGGATTCTGTATATTCTTTTCAAGTTCTGCAGTTGTCCACGGGGTTGTCATTAACGCCTTCCAACCGTGGCATGGTAGCTTATCTTCACCTGCTACGAGTAAGGAATACCCTGCAGCAAGTAGTGACTTGCCGCGTTCTAATTTGATGTACTTGCTCATTTGTTGTTTGTTTCGATTATGTCTACCGCAAACTTTAACGCATCTAAAAAAGTACGCCTTTCAGAATCACCACGTAATTCAAGTTCAAAAAAACTTGCTTCCATACCATTAACATACATACAGGTCGCGGCAACGTCTGTAATTGAAAATTTTACTACGCAACCATGTCCAGCATCACCGCCTTTAAATCCCGTATCGGTTACATCTACCGTAATGATATTGCAATCGGTAAATGTTTGAGTAGTTATTTGAGTAGAGTTGTACGCACGATTCCATATTTCAATCGGCTTTAATTTTTCGCGCCATAGTCCAGTAATTAACTGAATCAGTAAAAGATTATTAAACCTTTTTATTTCTTTAGGCTCTTTATCTAATTCTGTTGCAAAACTTTCGTAATACTCATAATCGCGTGGGCTTTTAGATAGTTCATCTACTAGCTTCATTAAAGCATTAAAGCTGGCTTTTGCTTGTTCCTTATCCTCAAACCAAATAGAATCCGAAAATAAAGCATCCAATTCTTCATTAATTGTTTTCTTGTTCATGACAAAATACCGTCACGGAGCATCGGTTGACAGCCGACCCAGCGAAAGCCACATGAAGACGGCTTTTCGGAGGTTGCTCCGTGAAGGATTTTTTAGTAAGGTTTGTTTTTTGGCTTCATGTATTTGTTTCGGGTGTCATTCCGAATGGGTGTAAATATAAACATAATTTTGATTCAAACAAAAAAATCTACTGTAAACCTACTGTAAAGCAATTTTACACCTACTTTACATTAAAAAACCAATGTTTATGCGGACTGTAGAAGGTTTTACTGTAAAATTTTACACCTGAGCAAAAATTTTAGAATTTGGTTTTTGACTTTTTTATTTTAATAATCAAGCTTTACAGTAAAATTTTACAGTAAACCTTTAGCAAAACCGCGCTACTGCTATAAAGTTACTGTAAAGTGCTGACAAAATCTACTGTAAAGACTTTACACCCACCAAACGAAAAAGCCCCCAGTTACGGAGGCTTTCACTTTCAGAAATGGTTCAACTGTTCACCCGATTTCAATCAGCCGCGTCACCTTGCCTCCGTTGTTGAAGTGGTCTTTAAGCCTTTCGAGTTGGGTTGATGTGTGTTGCATGGTTAGAATAGGGTTAGTTGTTGGTTTGTGATTTAGAATAGGGTTGTTTGTGATTTGAATTAAGCCCAAAATCAGCAATTTTTTCAAAATTGTAAAAGTTGTTGTTGTGCATCATAATTAGTTCTTTGGTTACTCCATATTGCTTCTACTGTATCTGTGTTTCTTGCTCCTTGTATTTGTATTACAGGTTTAAAATCCATCCAATCGGCTTTTGTGTTTTCGCAAACTATTGCTTGTCCGTTCCTTGTTTTGCACCATTCAGCCAATTTAGCAAAGTCAATATTTTTACTGCTTTCCTTATAATACTTTCCTCCGAATTGATAAGGTGGGTCAATAAACCAAGTTGCATCTACGTTTTCAATTTCATCATAACTACCTTTCTTTATTTCCCAATGCCTTATCTTGTCAATATTTTCAACTATTCTGTTAATGTTTTGCTTGTGTATCCCTCTTAAATAATATTGCGATGAAGGTGTATTTTGTCCAGATGCAGACCCTTGCACTATACAAAATCTCATTAATGCTTTTTCGTCATCTGATAAGTTAAAGTCGTTTATATTATCACCTTGTTTCAATTCTGGTAATCCAAGTATATCTTTTTTAGTTGCTTGTTGTAAGTATTTCCATACTTGTATTACAACCTCATATTTATCTACAAGCAAAACATCATTCTGCCAATATTTCAAACTGTATCTTGCACTTCCAGCAAAAGGTTCAATTATCCTTTTGTGTTTCGGTGGTGGGTAATAGTCCACTATTTTTGATTTGCTTCCGTAATAGCTAAACATTTATTTTGTCCGTTTGCAGCAATCCGTAATTTGGAATGGTTCTAAATAGGCTACTGCTCATCACCTTGCCCAAAGATGAAAAAAGTGCCATTGTCGTACTGAATATCCACAGCGTTTTGAAGTTCATCGAATACGCGAATGAATGTGTAACGGCCTGACTTTATCGGCTTAACGCCTATTGCTTCGGCCAGTAGATGTAACGTCTTACGGTCTGTGATTATCGGCTCAAGCACGTCCATCTTTAGCCTAACAACCGCCTTGATGCCCTCGTTGCGTACAAAGGTCGGTATCTTCGTGTTGGAGAGTTTTAATTCTAGTTCTGTCGCTGTGATCATTCCGCTATGGTATAAGGCTCTGTTTTTAACTCGCTTGGAAATTCATTTACCGTGAAGCTCGTGTCGTTGCATAGGTCGGCTTCATCGAAGTGGCTAAGTAGCCAATCCGTAACCTCGTCCTCAATGTAGGTGTAGATTGACACAACTCTGTCGGGTATATCCTCGGCTATTGAATCGCGGGTGTATCGAGTGCTGCCCTGCTCAAATTGAACCGCAGCGTGAAACTGATAACACCCGTCTAATGTGGTGACTGTGATGTGGTTGGTTTGCATGGGTTAGTTCTTTTTGAGAACGACCTCCGTAATGCCATCAACGCGGCTAACTGATACATACTTGATTTCATAATTCCCGACATAAGGAGTTAAAACCTTCCCTTGGGTCTTGGTGTTCAAGGATATTCGACACTCACGGTCTGACTTCTTTGGGAAGTACATCTTGTATAAATTACGATGGTTAGTGAAGGACACATAAAGGCAAAGATTGCCCTCCTCATTAATACCGATGCTTGACCAAACGCCCTGATTTTTCTGAACTATTCGGTCAAACGCAGTACCCTTTATTGATATTGACGTTTTGCCAATTCCGATACCATCGGAACAAGTTCTGCCCCTTTTTGCTGATTTTGTAAGTAGTAGTTTCATTGTCTCTTGTTTTTTAGTGTCGTGCTTCATTGCTTACGACCTGACAAATGTACGGATGATTTCCATACTACCAAATTAATCTTTGATTTTGCGCTAATTTAGAATCATTCTAAATAAGGTCACTTAGCTATTATTAGTCCTGCGCCTATGCCGACACCAAGACCCGCCACCCCAGTAGCAACCATTCCAATCGTTGACTTGAACCACTTGGCAACGGCCTGCCGCTTCAATCGTTTAACCTCTTTTTCTGTGAGTTCGGTCACGTCATCCGCAACTTCGATAACCTCATCCTTTGCCGCGACAATTAACTCCAATTGCTCGATGTTCAATTCAAGCAGTTCGGATCGGGTCTGCCAATGCGTGACCTGAGTTTCCAGTTCGATAACCTTGTCGCGTGACTTCCACGCGCCTATCAAAGCAATTGTCACGGGTTCGGAGTTGCAGTAATAAGGTTGCCCGTCAATCCTGACCAACTTCTGAGCGGATACGCCCAAGCTGTTCAAGGATAGCAGAAGTGTCACCACGGAGTAGAATAAGATTCGGTTCATGTTGTTTAAGTCGGTTGTAACGTGAAATTGATTCGGATAGTTTGGCTTGATTCGATTGCAGTTCAATGTGAATTATACTGACAGAATCAACGGCCTGTTGTACCTTATATTCAGCATCTTGCCGCGTTTGGAGCAGTTGGTTTATCTGTGCTTTGTTAATGGCCTTTTCTCTTTGGTTGCTCATCCATAGTTGAATGGATAGGAATATGATGAGAGCGATAAGAATAGCGGCTAACGTGACGGCTGCAATGAGAATGTAGCGGTAAGGATTTGGGTCTAGGGCTGTCATGGTCTTAACAGTTGAAGGTGAGGTAAATCTTTGATAGACTTGAAATCACCGCCCCATTCCAACTCAACACCCTTAGACTTCGCCACAGATTGCAAGTGTCGGGCTATCGCTGTCAGGTGTCCAATATCCCATGAAGCCTTGCCGTCAACGTAGGCGTAAATGTCGAACGCTTCACCCGATTGGTGTCGGCTCAGTTTCTTAAAGCCGTCCGCGTTGGTAATGATGGGCTTGCTCTTGTCTGTTCGGCCTTGGGCGTACATTGCGTTCTGTCTATGTGCCGTTCTCAGTCCACCGTCCTGGGGTATCCCGAAGTCGATCGGGCTTGTTTTAATCGCATCCTCGATTATCTCGATGAGTATAGGCTTGATGCCAATTAGCCGTTCGCGGCTTGTCTTGGATAGTTTGTAGGGTTTCATATCTCGTTTATTAGTTGGTGCATTATCTCGTACTGCGCTTGAATCTGCGCCTTGATGTCGGCCTTAGTTGAGGCTTTCTTTTTCGGCTTAAAGAACTCCGCGAAGTTAGCATCTGCGGTCATGTTGAAGTCGTAGGTCTTTTTCATCATTCTCGTTTTAGTGCGGTAACGGGTTCATGGCAAGTGCCAATCCCCCGACCTACCACGGTGACTATTTTGGCTTGTGAATTACAATGTATTCTCTCATACGAATCTTGCCCTGCGCCCAACACACTATTCTACTATGGTTTCCGCTTGCCCGATAATCAGCAACCTTTTCTTTTGCATGAATCACCGACATGGTCGGATTATCGAATAAATAACCCCTTCGCTCCAAGTCTGCGTGTGTCTCGTTGTTCAGGTATTGAAAATTATTTCCGCGCCTCTCCTCAAGGCTGCGTTGGTATTGATAGGCGCGAAGGTCGAATGGCTTTTTCATTTCAGCGGCTCTATAAATGGATACCTTGATACCTGCTTAACAGTTTCTGCCTTTTGACCTCCGCTTACGGAAATGAATTGCTTGATAGCATTGGTTGGCGTGGTGGCTATAATCATCCATTTACCATTTACTGTGAATTGGTAATTACAACCCCTCATTCTTGGAAAATCTATTATTTGTACTGCGTTCATCGTGGTAGTTTTATTGCCGAACCGTTTCGACCTGACAAATGTACACAACAATTCTGAACTACCAAATAAATAATTCGTTTGCCCCTAAAATAGTTGTAATTTGGAATGATTCTAAATAAGGTTGATTCACCATATTAGTTGACTAAACCACCATATTATTTGAAATCGTGCTTATGGTTGGTAGAATTGATCCACCATAAAAAAGGAAACCCGTGCAACTTTCGCCACACGGGCTTCAAACAGAACAAGAAAACAGAGGTTGCAAATGTAGTATCTAATTTGATTCACAACGCGGCTAATCAACGGCTAACGATACTTTTTTGATGCGTTAGCGGATTTTACCCTTAATGATCGTGTGGTTATGAACCGTGAAACCATTGTCGGCTTCTCGTTCAGCGTAGGCAAAACCAAGATTCCATTTGTTGATAGGCATATAGGACGGGTGCAACTCACAAAGGCAACCCGTTGACCATGTGTTCACCACGTGACCGTTCATACTTGGTTCAACGTGGCTACTCGTTTGGTGGTTGTGACCCGCAATGCAGTTTTCCTTTCCTCTCATGTATAGACCACGCGCGGGGTTAACTGGCGAGAAAACAGACTTGCCGAACTCGTGGCCGTGCATTATATTGAGATTGCCGAACTTGGTTATCCGCTTATCGTCAATCAACTCAATGCCCAATTCCCCGAACTTCAATAGCACATCCATTCTGAACTCCGAAACGTCCAATAGTTCGGGTGCTTTGATACGCAAATAACGCTCATACCTTTCCTCATGATTTCCTAATTTGTAGTAAATAGGAACGCCATCGAACTCTTTTCTTATCACAGAAAGAAACTGCCGACCCATTTCCAACTCCTCCGAGAACCGTCTTTTGCGCGGGTCTTTTTCAAACGTTGACAGGCCGTAAAAGTCAAGGATGTCACCGTTGAGCATAATACCGTTTGCGTTCTTGTCCTTGCCGTACTGGATAGCCAAAGTCAAAGCGTTGACGTTATGGTATGGGATATGAATATCGGATAGGATAAGCAACCTAGTGACCGATGGAGGTATGATGTAAGCCTCCCATTCGACCTCATCCGATTCGGGTAAATAGAACGGGTTAGGTATTCCCATCGCGTTTGCGTGTAATCCGTTTTCAGGCTTTTCCATGTTTCTTGTTTGTCTATTGTATGTTCCGATTGTGCCGCGATAATAGCGGATCATTGACCGTGTTGATTCAATGGTCGCGAATAGTGTAGGGTTCTCGGTGTATAACTTTTTAGCAAGCGTCAAGGTTGCTAAGTTCGGCCACTCTTTTAGCGCGGCAAGTACCACATTTCCCGATACTTCCGCCTTTCTCATTACCTACCCTGCCCCCGATACGCTTTCTTTGACCTGTGCTTGTTGGCAGACTTAACGTGCCGCCCTAACTTGATCCGTGTCTTTGGCCTGAACGTGACCGCGCTTGCTTGCTTAACCTTTGCCATCTTTTTCAATTTGCTTTTGTGCCGCCTTGCCCGTGAATGATAGACCTATCAACGCGATAGGCTGCATCCATTCAATATGCGTCAGTTCTTCCATTCCCTTTGCCGTAAAGAACACTACGGCACACGCGGTCAATAGCTGAATGAAGATGGCAAGAACGCCCGTTAGCAACGCAGCCGAACAGGCCACGCGCATCCATGATAGGTTGCCTTTGCCGTCATCGTGAATCTTTTCGAGTTGGTTCATGAGTTCGGGTTCAATGGTTTGCGCTTGGCCTTTGGTGTTTCAATTACATTGTGCATCGCCATTGATAGCTGATTTACCGACACTTTTAGCCCATCAATCTCGCACTTCATCTTCTCATTTTCCTTCAAACATTCCTTACGATCATCGCGGCTTCTGTCCAATTCTTCGCGGGTGTAATCCGCAAACTCCTTGTACTCAGTTTTCAGCATTCGCAGTTCCTGAACCGCCTCTGATTTAGCCGCCCGTCTTTCGGCTGCAACGCCTCCGAGTAACCCGCCCGCGCCACCTAGCAACGCAGACATTCCATGTGATATTGTGTCCATGATGTCAATCATCGTTCAAAGTAAACAGATTCCTTATTCAATTCAGATTCGACACGCCCCTGAACATCGCAGACAATGTAGAACACCCCGTCAACCTCAACCCACTCTGTGAACGGTTTGGGTTTGGGTTGAATAGCTGATTCACCGATCAACACAACCTCACCGTTATCGGGTAGATTGACCACGTTGGCAAAGTCGGCCAACATCAACGCCTCATCTGTGTATCTTATGCCTCTCATCGTATGTGAATTTGGGTTAGTCTTGCGCTCAATGCCGCTATCTGAGTAGGTGTTAACAATCCATCCATCATGCCGAGTGTGTGCATTGACCCGTTGTAAGATGAACCTGCGAAGCTGTTGAACAGTCGGACACCCGCCCCCGAACCGATGGAAGCAGGCCCACCATTACCGACCGTTGAAGCGGGTGCAAGTGCGACCCCGCCTGAGTATAGGACAGTTCGATTTGATCCAAGCGTTCCATCATACGTGAATATGATGACCCGACCATTACCGACCCCCGTAGTTGCCGAGACATATTGCGAAAAGTTGTTGTAACCGATCATGAGGTCGCCACCGACCACGCTACTGACCCCAATAGTTAACATTGCACCCGCTCCAAATTCCGCAAATCGCAAATTTGACGCTACGCTTGCCGTCTTTTGGGTTATGAAGAAACCAGTTAACTGGGTCTTGCCGTTGTACGGGTTGCCTGTTGACTTGTTCAGGTAAAGAGTGTTTTCAGCCGAAAGGTATCCAAGTTGCGAGTTATAGAATGTTCGGTGTGTAGATAGCTGGGCTGTCAATGTGTCTCCGCTTGTTCCTTGGTCGGCCAATGAGTCAACCAAACCGCTTACCAACGTCACACCCGTGTCACCCCTCCAATGGTTTATGCGTGTCAGGTAGTCCAACGGGTCTGTGACCGTTACCGATGCCGTGCCGCCTACCGTGCTTGCCCCATCCGTTGCGGTCACTCTTATGGTATCCGTTCCTACTCCTGTGACCGTCCATAGATAGGTGTTGCCGACCTGAGTGACAATATCAAACCCGCGTTCTTCATCGGGCAATATGAACGTGTAAGATGTCGGTGTGATGTTTGAAGCTGTGGCCGTAATTAGAACCGTGCCGTTGTATGTAGGTGTTCCGCTTGCAACCGATACGGCCAAAGATGGAACGGATGGACACGTTGGAATGATCCAAGCCGAACCGTTCCAACTACCTGCTGCTACTCCGCCCTGCAATACGTCCAAATCCTCAGAACCTCCGCTTGGAATGTCTCCAGTTGCGCCCAATGAAGCCCCGTTGATAGTGACCGTTGCATCGGCTGCGGGCGTACAGGTGAACATAAACCCGTCCGTGGTCGGAATGTAGTTGGCTAATAGAGTAGTAGCCCCGTCACTATCTAACGCCTTGCCCTGTGCTAAGGTCTTTGTAACGCCCGAAACAACCGAATCAGTCCAAGTTGGTGCAGCCGAGTTTCTGAGTGTGGTGTTGGCTACTATCGAAGGATTGGCCGAAGTGCCTACTGCCGTTCCTGCCGTGTTGCGGATAAGTTGGTTATTCGTGCCACCGCTTGCGGTTGTGCCGATGGTTGTGCCGTTTACCTGTTGGGTGACGTCTGCGCAGGGGGTACATATTTCAGTCTCCAAACACGTCAATTGTGCGGGTGTCAATTGAGCAACTACCGAAGGTTTGCAGAAGTCAAAGGCGTGTAATATGTTCGGGTCGATGTCATCGCATTCCGTAGGTAGGCATGAACCCGCGTAGATGACAGAGACCTCAATGTCAATCGACCCGTAAACCATTGCATACGTAGGCTCAAATGTTCCCGTTTCCGATGTTTCCTCATCCCATACCTCTTTGGCATCACCGTTCGATGTTGGAACGCTTACCATTACCTTATCAGCCCCAAGCGTTGTCTTTAGAATGCCATCGTCAAAGTTGAACTGAGCGACTACCGTCTGTCGTATCCTATCGAAAGCGTAGGCATCGTCTGTGGTCAGTTTGTCACGCCTCACGGAAAAGACCAACCGCAAAGGAATCTTAACCTCAACCCGCTTACCCGCCTGATATTTGGTTTCAAGTACGTCCTGAGTGGGCTTGTCCCGAAGCCTCCAATAGCTTACACCGTCAAAAGCATCATGGCTTACTACCGTGTAATTGGCATCGCCAACGTACTCAACGGGCGAAACCTTGCCCTCGTTATCTGATTTCAACTCACAAAGACAATGCTGTTGCTCAAAGTAATTGAGTAGCCCTAACTTTAGATTCAGGTATGTGATTATTGCTTCAAGCATTTTTCAATTGCGCTTTAGGTACTACGGCCTCGGAGACTGGTAATATTGAGTGTTGGCAATTGTAACCGCCTGCCGTTACGAAGATAGTAGTTGGATCAGTACCCGCCATTGCACCATCCCAATCGGGTGACGCACCCCAACTTTCAACCTCTTTACGGCTAAAGAATTTGCCGTTACGCGCTTTGCAGAATGGTCGGGTTGTCTTCATCAATCCACCCGTGTAAAGAAACCAATCAGCACGTAGTTGCTTGCTGACCTCGTTGGTTATCGCCCTATCACTTAATGCGAAGGTGTCAGATACTACTTGACGGGTCGCCCGTTCCAATCTTCCAACGGTTTCGGGATCGCCCTCGATAAGCAACTTGAAAACGTCAATCACATCATTACGTGACGCGCCCGAAACAACCGCATTGCTTAACGCCTGTCGCATGGGATTGGTCAGATATTGGTCTGTGCTGTTGAGTAGGTCAACTACCATTTCGCGCTTCTTCTGTGCGAGTATGTCGGTAGCTATTGCGGGTATTTCAAAGGCATCAAATGACTGTTCAAAGTATCGGTAGGTGATCGAAGCCTGTGCATCCATTTCGCCCAATAGTTTACCGACAACGGTTTCAAATTCGCCCTCAGTTAATAGTTCCTTGATCTGGTCGATAATGGGTTCAATCTTCAAGAGATTGGAGCGGCTTACAACGACCGAACCATTTGAATAATCCAACCCGTTGAGCAACTCCAATACCGTAGCGAACTTTCGCTGCTGAATCTGTGTCATACGCGAAGCAAAGGCATCGGGTATGGATTCAAGCCGACCTACCTTTTCGTCAACCAGTCGTTGTATGGCCTCGGAGAATGCCATTACGCCCCGATATTAAGAAGTCTATCCCTTGCGCTTATCGCGTCAATCTTGGGTGCTTTTTCCTTTGCCAATGCGGTCAACGCGGCAACCTGTGCATCAAGTTCCGAATCCAAGAAATCGCGGTTGCTTCCAATCAGTTCATTGATCAATTGGAACGCGCTGTCATGCAACACCACTTCCCAAGCCTGAACCAATCCTTGTGCCTTTCGTTCGGTCACTTCGGAGTTGGTCAATGTCAAGAGCCTATCCGCGTTCATGACAATTTCAGATACTTTTGCCGTTGCCTTATCCGAATAGAAGCGGTTTGAAATGTACTGATAGATCAACGCTGAAATGATATGCGAAGGCGCGTTGCTTTCCCTTGCGATACGAATGTCATCAAGTATATCCGCATCCGTTCGGTAATCGAAAGTGGTCGGGTATTGAAGTTCCGCGCCCTCAAATTCAGAACCCTCACGAACTTTACCGATAACGTCCAAAAGGAATTGGAACACATCGAATGTTTCGTCACTATCGGGCTGAACAAATGCGTACATCGCTTTAACGTCAATCGCGGCAACCGTTGCAGTCATATCCTCCTTGCCTTTAACATCCGCGTTAGACGTGTGGATATGAAGCATTGACTTTGAATCCTGAACGTATTGGTCGGCCATCTTACGAGTGAACTCCAAAGTATCCGTTTGCGGTGAAACGAATCCCATCGGGGTAGGAAAGGATGTGTCGCCCTTATCCTGACCCTTTTCGGACTTCAATAGATAGGTCTTCATCGGACTTGTCCTAACCTTCATTCCTGATCCATCGCATCTTGGACAATTTGAGAAGATGCCATCATGTGCTATTTTCCCTTCATGGCATGACGTACCGTGTGAATCCGTGAAATCACATTCGTCACCGACCATCCAACGGAAAGGAAAGCAAACATTCGCCATACTTGCGTTCAGGTAATTGGAGTAGAGGAGTGACCAGTCCAACAGATCGACCGCGTAATAGAACCTTGACGTGTAATAAACTTCACCACTTTCAAGCATTGACGGTACGCCCTTCATTTTGTGGCACGGGAACATATCCAATTGGTGATTGAATGTCAGCGTGTAGGTGAAGGTGTTGTCTCTGAAATCGCCCGATTGCTCAATCTTCCAGATATTCGCATCATCGTAAAAATAGAACACCCTTCCAACTTTCAAAGGTCGGTTTCCGTAGTTCACGGTTGACCTTTCGTGACTTTCAAATAGAGCGTATTCATTCCATTTCCAAGCAACCACTCTATCACATGAGTAATACTTAGGCTGAGGTTCAAACCGTTCGTTATCAACCACCACCATTTCACCGTCAACCTCTTTGGTCTTTGGCGGATTGATAGTGAATGTCATGACCCCGTTAGCATCCTTTTCTTTCAGCGGGTGAACGATGCGCTTAACATAGTTCTCAACGCTTCCAAAAACGTCAATGCCATATTCCACATATTCCTTGTAATCTTCGCCCTCGGCTGAATCTTCGGGATAGGTTATCTGCCAGTTGTTGTCGGACAATCCGCGACCCGTAACCCCAAGCATATCCATGAATACGGGGTGCGTGGTGTTCTTGTAATTCTCTTTGATGTATTCAGCCTCCTCGTCTGTTTGATTCGGGGCGCGTTTCTTGAATAGATTTTCGGGGTATTTGTCAACTTCTGCATGGGTCAATATGCGGTCACGTTGACGCACAGCATCCTTGTACCCTTCGTAGTAATCGGGTATGCCTTTCCATATACCCTTGCTATCCTTGATAACATAGAGGTCTTTGGACGCGGCTATTACGCCCTGAACGATGGCCGATATTTCCCTTTGATCTTTCATCTGTTTTTACCGCCTCGTTTCTTGGAACAAGAGGGACACACTTTTCTATTTTTCATGATTGTAGAATTTTAGTAGCTTCAAAGTTATACACCTCGTTGAATTTCTTTCGTTCGCCTTTCGTGAATCCGAAGACGTTTCCATACTTCGCCTCAATGCCTCGCAGCTTATCAACGTTGTCCACACGTTCAACGTAAAGATTAGCGTTTACACGTTCAGGTGCTGCATTCGGCACGGCATCTGACCCGCTTGGAATGTTCACGTTGGCAAACTCGGATTGAAGGTTGTTGGTCATGCGGAGGTTAACGCGGTCACTTCTGAACCCCTGTTGTTGCTTCAAAGCCTTGTAGCTTTTGTAGTAACTGGTCTTGATGGGTTTTCCCGTCTTGCCCCTATGCGTTCCAGCCCGTCTTAACTCATTGTCCGAAGCCCAAAGTTCATTTGCGCTGTTGTACGTTCCGATACGCCCTGCCGAAGCATTAAGACCTACATGGAATATCCGCCTAATACGCAATGCGTGAATTGTCTGAGCCGCCATCTTTAGAGGATAGTTATCCTTTGCCAACGCTTGCGCCTTCGCCCGAATCTTCTCTGCAAATTGTGGTGCGGTCAGTTGAGCCATATCATGAATTGCTTGATACCATCCATTGAGAATGATGTCATAAGTTCCATTGACCTGACCCTTATGGAAGTGTGACTATGCTCTTTGTCCTTGGTTTGCATGAGTAGCAGATTCCATCGTTAGGGGTGACCATATTCTGAACAACCGACTTCAATTGAGTGGTGTAATCTTCGTGGTATTTCATCATGCGTTCGTTCAATTCCTTGCGGTTTATGGCCGTCTTATTGTTGAACCGTTCCGAATTATAGTAAGCGTATTCCATGATAGCCTCTGCCGTTCGGTACATGATAGGCAATGCTAATACGTTACGGTGTGCGCATAGCCAACTTTCGTTATCACAAACAAGTGAGAAGTTAAGGCTTAACCCTGCCGTGTCGGTGTGGCCGTCAATGTTTGCAAGGATAGGTGTTGAACCTGTGGCGTATTTGATGCTTCGGCCTGTGATAAAACCGTTCAGGTTGTACATTCCACCGTTGCAAGTGGTGCATCCTTCGCCTATCAATGATGTAAGGTAATTGGCCTTTGATGTGCAATCGTAAACGAAAGCAATTCGCCTCTGTCTCTTTTCAGCGTTGTAGGTCTTGTCAACGTAAGTGGTTACGACCTGACCCGCTACCGATGTGACTGCAATGGTGTCAAGTGTTTGACCTGTCATGGTATCAATGACAAGTATATTCATTGCACCCGTGTAATTCAGGTAGGTGTCAATGCTTGAAACGTAAAGCGATAGGTAGCTTTGGGTATTGCAGATCTTTAATTCAATCCCTCGGAAGTAAGCGGCTGCGGCATTCAATGTCTGCGTTTCCGCAATGAATCCTGCGCGTTTGTTCTCAAGAATGGTACGGGGAATGAATGATGCGGTGTACATATCGTTGACCTCTCGGACAACGTTACGAACCGCGAAATCAATCTTATCTTCAATCAGTTCAGGCGCATCCGCATAGTCGGCACTTACGTACTTTTCGGCTTCACGGATAGGTATCAACTGATCCAACAGTAGCCCGCTTACCGAAGTACAACCTCCTTTGTAGCTTATGATGTTATCGAAACAGGCCATTTTATCAGTTTAAAGAATAGGGGGTCGGGAATACACCCAACCCCCTTAATTCAATTGGTTTACGAGTTGACCACGTTGATCTCCGCGAAGCCTTTGACACCGTCCAAATGGTCACCCGTTTGGTACATATCGTCAGGCAATGCTACGAGTTTCGTAGTGGCCGTAATGGTCACGTCAATCACTCCGCAATCGTGTTTTATCACAATGTCGTAAGGGATTCCCAACGCGCCCATGATCTGACCGTATGATTGGTTTGCATCTTGCGCGCCAAAAAGACCTGACCAACGATTGTAGTACAGAACTTGAAGCGCACCGTTTGCAACCGCCCATGTGGTCGTTTGGTTTCCTTGCGCAGCCGCTACGAAACGGTCACGGATTGAAGCCATTCCATACTCGCGTTGGATAGCCGCAATGTCAAGACCGTAATCGGTGCAACATCCAAGTTGCATCAATCGCAGGTAGTTGTGAAGGGTGAACCCACCGACCAAAGTAGCTTGGCCAAAACTTGAAGCCTCAAGTGCCGACTGAACCGCTTGCATTGTTGCCGCGAAAGGCTCATCAGCCGATCCCGTGCGAAGGGTCTTAACCTCGATCACATCACCGTTGACGGTCAGGAATGGAATCCCTGAAACATCGGTTGACCATCCACCCAAAAGAGCGTTGGCCTGTGATGCGTTCTTGTTGTTCACCGCTACGTCCATCGCAGCTACCAGCTTACCGATCTGATCCTGAAACCAAAACTCGTTACTGTCGCAAGAGGCTTTCAGATCTTCCACATCGAACTGCTGATCGAAGAACAGGTTCTGAGTGGTGTCGATTGAGTACTCCGTTGACGTGTTGCCGCGTTCGGTTGTGGCAGCACAATAGTTCGTGACGTTGGTCTGAACTGTGCTTGTAAGTATTCGCGGCTGATAGGTAAGTTCAACCGTTCTGATCTTTGATCCCCCAGGACTTACGCGCATTCCCAAATCATTACGATTGAGTGGCGACATAAGGAACTCCGAAAAAGGAATCTTGTCCGTGAAAAACTTGGCGTTTTCATTCTCGAAAACATTATCCAAGCGGTCTTGTAGGTTCGGACACGCTACAAGAGTTGAAGGTGTGTATGACATTTTGTAAAGGTTTACTGTTTGTTTCGCCCCTATGTATGGTCGGGCAATTGAACCACGTAAACCTCCTATGTCAGGCGAGGTGACCTGTGTGATCGCGTGACAAACTTACTGAATTATTCGGATATAAAAAAGCCTCACATTTCTGCAAGGCTGATTTAATCGGGTTGGGGTCGGTTTACGCCTTATGTCTTACAAGCCTACTTGAACGAACACCGTCCGAATTTGAAGCGGGTGCAGGTGGCGTGTATTGCTTTTGCTCAGTACGTTTCGGGTCGGCAAGTTTCAATATCTTGTTCTTTTCAGCCTCCATACGGATAGCCGTCAACGGATCAAGGAACTCACCCGCTTTCTTTGGGTCGGGTATCCTGTGGCCGTCCTTCAAAATAACTGGCTTGTCTCCGTCAAGTTCAATCTTGTATGTCTCATTGATGGCCGTAATGAATCCCTTTCTCTCCAGTTGCGTTGCGGTGTCCGAAAGGAACTCATTAGCCTTTGACCATATTTCAGTCACGGCCTGATCCTTCTTGAAGTTCTGCGTGAATTGGGTAAACTCCGCTTCTTTGGCCTTTAGCTGTTCAGCAACTTCCAAACGTAACTTGTCAACGTCTGAAAACTTGACGTTTAGTTGGTTGTACTTGTCCTCCCATTCCTTAACCGCCTCCGAAGGTTTCCCTGCCGTCTTTTGAAGTTCAGCTATTTTGGCCGTGTAGCTTTCATCCTTTTTTGCCGTAAGCAATCGGGCAAGGTCGCCAACTGGCAACTTGGTTTCATCCTCTGAAAGTTCAATCCCGCTTTCCTTTGCAGCCCGTTTCAATTCCTTGGCGAAGTATCGGGTGCTTTCACCGCTTATCGTTGCCTTGATCGTTTCGTCCTCAACCGCCCGATCCCTACGGATGAAGGTCTTGTCGAATGATTCTTTAAAGGTGTCCTCTGTCGCTTTCTCATCAAGCGTTATGCCTATGTAGGCAAGGATATTGTCTTTTTCTACTGCCATGTTATTTACTGTTTTCGATTTCGTTTACCATTGATCTCAGCTTTTCAATCTTCTTGACCGTGCCGTGCTTCTTACCATGTGAATCCAAGATGTTTCGGAGTTTGTCCTCCTCGGATAGTTCAGGAATAGTGGGCGCATCTATCGCAGCCTCAATTGACTTAATTGTTTCTGTAACGACCTCAATCGCCTCTTGTTTATGCTCATGTAAACCTACTTGCCCCGTATTGTCAACGCTTGGTGTTTCGGGTTCATCTTCGGTTTCGGTGCTGAGATGTTCAAAGATGTCGGTCGCATTGAATATCGTTTTAAGGTAGTTGTAACGCGCAATTAGATGGTCTTTAGCGGGTTGCCCGTTGAATGTTTCGCCCTCAACTTTTTTAGGAAGGTTCACATCCTGAATGATGAACGGGTTGGCATCATAAGCCCATTGTGCCGACTGGCTCATAAGCCAAGAGATCAACACTTGCTTCTTACGTCCGTTGCCCTGAAATACTATTGTTGTCTTGTCAATTAGTGCCATATTAGCCTATCATTTTATCGCGCATTACCACGCTGTTCTTATACTTTACTTGGTGTCCGAATACTTCATTGCGAAGAAACCGATCATAGAACTCTTTGAAGTCGGCCTTGACCATTGTGTTAGCCCCCCGTCCGTTTCCAAACATTGAAAGCACATAGTAACCCGACCGTAGTTCGGATATTGAAAGGTGCTTGTTTGGAAAGTAGATAGGTTCATAGGCGAATTTCACATCCATCTTAGCCCGTGAAATTGCACCGCCCATTACTAACTCATCGGGTAGGTTCTTGCCCCACTTGATAAGTAGTTTAGTTCGGTCAACGAAAGCCGAACCGTTCAGGCTGATAGCGTCTCGGATCAACGCTGTGGCATCTTTGGATTTACGGGCAAAATGCCAACTGGATTGAATCGCTTGGAACGTGTCCGAATCCTTCAATTTGAACTGATCCCAAATGTCGTCATTCGTTGCCCATACAGAGTAATTGATAACGTCCGCTTTGCCACCTTTGCCGTGAACATCTGTCAGGAAATTGCGCCCGTCACCTTTAGCATCCGCGTACCACTTTGTAAGGTCTTTCAATGAAAGTGCGTCAACGTCCATGAAAAGATACTCCTTGAAGTACTTTGTGGCGATAGGATAGACGCATAGTTTAGCATAGCCCGCATCAAGCATTCCGTTAGGGTGTGTAATGCTTTCGTCAATCGGGTGTAAGATGTCGAAGACTTTCAACTCATCAGCCGCCAAGTATTTCAACCCTGAATCATGGATCAAAAGTATCTTGGCGTCGGGTGTGAATTTCTTAATTGACGCGGCTAAATTATACGCGGCATAGAAGTAACCACGTTTGCCGAATACAGTTAAAGCAATGTTCATCGCGTCAAATATACAATTAATTTAGTATAAACAAGAAAGCCCATCGAATGACGGGCTTTCAAATGATAAACGAGAATAGACCGTTAGGTGAACACGCCCGCAGGAGTGGCAACCACCCTCGCGTTGAGTTTGTTCTTCCAACCTCCTGTATAAACGTATCTGAGTGCTTCCGTGTCTGAACCAGTCAAAGAGCCTTTGAACGCAATACCCGCGTTATTAGGTGTGATGTAAAGCGTTACATCTTCTTCGTAAAGTCTCAACAGAAGCGCACCGACCGTCTGACCGTTAGCGTAATCCATTGAATCGTAGGCCGCGTGTGAAGATTCATTGACGTTAGCGTCAACCCATGTTACAGTCCTTTCAACGGTTGATACCCGTGTCTGACCGCCCGCTATGTAACTCGCAGCTTCTGCGGGTGAACCTTCGGGAAGTTCAACAAGGACATTTTTGAAAAGGACTGCATCACCTGCCGTTATCAAGGCTAGAACTTCCGTTCCGTCCGTAATGTCAGTAGGTAGGTTACCGCAACTGAATACAACCACTTGGTCTGCCGATCCGTTGAGAATGTCGCCACAATCGTTTAGGACTTGTGGAGATAGCGGGTCGCAATTATATGTAGTGCAAGCCATTGTGAATAGAATTTGAATATAATATCCGAATATGATTAGCCTCGGACTTAGCTACGTAGTGACTTGCGATCGGTGCAAATGTACGGAATAATCAGTTACCAACCGATAGCGTCATCAATACGCCTATGTTCGTGGCCGATAGTACTGAACCGTCCGATGTGTTGCATAAGACTTGGGGTGTGGAAAAACTGCAAATATCCAATTTGATGTATCGCTTCGGGGATAGCGTGGTCAATCTGTTGGTTCTTGGCGTAGTTATCCCTGTGGTTAAGAATGTACGGGTGTTTCAATATCTTCTTGGCAACCTCACGCCTGAACAGATAACCACCGCCCCAACTTGAAGCCCAACCGCCTTTAACTTCGTGCCATCCTTTCGTATTCGGAAACTTGCTCGACATTCCTTTAGGCGTGTATAGTGCCAAGTACCCCACGTAGGGATTGATATTGAATTGACGTTCTACGATGTTCTGCCATCCTTGCATAAGTTTAACATCGTCTGGAAATATACCAACTATGTCAGCGTCTGTTTTTACAAGGTCTTCCAAAACGCGGTAATAATGTTTGAAGCACCCCGCATGATCGCCCAATTCCTTTACTTGAAAATCCGTTCGATGTGGGAATGTATGACCGTCAGGATAGACCGTACAATCAGGGTGAAATACATTGTGCTGCATGGTGTGGAATGTCTCAACCTTGCGCGGAAACCAAGTAACGCCTATTGCTATCTTCATTCCTTTGACCTTGCGGGGTTGCCGTAAACTACACAATCGGCAGGTACATCTTTGACCACTACCGAACCAAGACCGACCAATGCACCGTTGTTTATGACTATCCTATTACGAACGGTCACGCCCAACTTCAATTTAACCCCGTCCTTAATCATAGCATAACCGCCTATGATAGTTCCCGTACATACCTCGCAGCCGTTGCCTATAAAAACATCATGCCCGATATGTGAGTGAGCCATTATGATATTGTTCGACCCGATAGAAGTACAATCACCCTCTTTGAACGGCCTTTGAATCGTGACAAGTTCGCTGATAACGTTGTCATCGCCTATGATAACATGACCCTTGAAATCATCCTGTGACACGCCACGCATTTCACCGTTCGACCCGATAACGCAGTAAGCTCCTATCCAGTTACCCGTACCAAGTTTCACATTCGGGTGAACTATCGCGGTACGGTGGATGTAGTTACCGTCTATGTTGATCCAATCGCTGTTATACAAGTCCTGATTTGACATGGGCTGTCCATTCTTTATTGGTGAAGTGAGGGTTACTGAATCCTCTTTTCTTGGCTACGAGTATTTCATCAGGTAGGCCGCTTATGTCCTTCAATATCCGTTTACCGAATAGGTATTTTTTGGGCAATGACAACGCGAAGTCAACCAGTTCGTTGTCAAGAAATGGGTAGCGTGTTTCCATCGTATGCCACCCGCCCATCCTATCCTCAACGACCAATATACCACGAAGGTACGCCCAATCATACGCATCGTGGGTAATGTCGTAACGCTTGCCATACACGCCCGTTCTGTTAATCACAGCATGAATGTCCTTGTCATATCGGTGTGTGTAACCTTTGAAAACCTCGTCACCTCCCGCGCCTGAATAGACCACTTTACAGAACTTTGATGCAAGTTCAGCCAAGGCGAAATTGGTGTAGCAACTACCCACCTTCGGGTCGTCCAATGCCTGTAGTACCCGGTCCTTATACTTGGCCGCCATATCGTCATTGCAGATCATGGTGTAATGGTTGCCCGTTGTATTGGTCTTGATGCCTTCAATCTCACTTGATGCGTTCAGGTAGTCCATTGAAAAGCAATAGTCTGGGCTGAACCATTTGGCTATCATTCCAGAATCAATGCCTCCACTAAGGTAGCAACCCGCGCCCTCGTATCGGTTACGTTCAACAACCCGTGACCATATTCGTTTGAGTTCGTCCTTCGCTGCTTGATAGCTTATATCAATCTTGTCAGGCTTTGGAAACGGTAAACATTGCACCCGTGTCACGCCTAAATAAATAGTGTCTGGAGTCATTACACCTAGCGAATACTCCCAATCTTCCAACGCATGAAAGTCAATGTCAAGGTCAACTACCGCTTTGATTCCTTTGACCTCCGAACAGATGTATGTCGTTTTGAATCGCTTGTAAATGTAAAGCTGTTTAATTCCGTATCTATCCGTGAAGTAATGAATACCGTTGGCATCATGATACAACACGGCAAAGAAACCGTTGAGCCTATCGAGTGGCATATCATGCGATACCCACCAAGCTAATAGTTCGGTATCGCTCTCAGCAATTAAACTATTTTCGCTTGCTAGTTCCTTCCAGTTACTTATGTAACCATTAAGCCAAAGCGTTACATCCTTATATCTGCATGGCTGTGAATACACATCATTTGTAATCGGTAAATGAGTGAAGTAAACGTCTAGGTTCTCAATCTTTGTAAGAGTCGATGTTATACCGCGTCTGCGAATAGCCACGCCCATTGTAGATGCAATATACCTGTCACCGTTAATTACGGCCGCTATCCCGCACATTGAATCTTGATGTTATTACAGATTGGTCAATGTAAGAAGTATTCGGCCAAAGTTCAAACGGTGTCATGTTCGTTGAACTCTTAACGTCAACCGCGAACAATCCGCTATCTTTTAACCTGAATGTCTTAACGTGCCTGTTGGCCTTTAACAATTTACCCTGCATGGAATTGTCCAAAAAGTCCGAGTGTTGAACTTCCCACGGTCTGCACTTCCATTCTTTCAATAGTGATGCGCTTATTACACGACCAGCCCCGCACGTATGGCCTTTACGTTGCCTGTCGATGTAGCCGCCCCAATAGCTTGCCCTTCCTGTTGTGGTGTCATAGAAGTACCAATCCAACACACCGATGAAGTCGTAACCCTTTTTCATAAGGCGTATGAACTCGTTCAACAGTTCCTTTGAAATAAGATCGTCCGAGCCTAAACAGATAACGTGGGAATAACCATCCTCAACCGCTTTAATGGTCGTGGCGTTCATCTTCGTTGCAAGTGGTTGGTTCTCAATTTCAATGTACTTGAAACCGTACTTTTCCGCTTGTCGTTGGCTTACTTTTCCCTCACTCCCCGCAACTATCACATCTATTCCAAGCGTGGCCGTATGTTTGGCGAATATGTCAAAGATGTCGGGTCGCTTCCACATTCCCGTAACAATGACTGGATTGACCTTTGATGTTTGGATGAGCGGTGTCGGAATCTGCCTTTCCGCGTGGCCGCTTCCAATTATTCTATCAACGTAATTAGGTTTGAACCTGTTTTCAGAAACAACCTCGCCTACCTTATAGACGTTGCCGTTGTGGTCAAATAGTTGCTTTAGGATTACAAGCATAAATCAGTTTTCAATGTGACATTCCAAGTCCTCAGAGTATTCGTTTCATCAGTCGATAACTATTCGGTAAGTAATGCCAACCGCGATATTCGAATCTCCCGTTATCGGTTCGCCTGTTGTGTTGGTAACGAATACATCCGTTGCCGTAAGCACTTGCGTCTGCCCTGCCGTTGGGTTGGTCTGGGAATATGATGTGGTTGTCTTGCTAACGGTTGAAGCTAGAAAGTTATTGCCTATCGTTCCAAGTGCTGCCGCGCCTCCGTTGGTCAATTGTAGCTGAGTGTTTGTGGCATAGGCCGCGCTTCCGTATTGAATGGTGGCCGAAGCCCCAAGTATCTCAACGTGGTAACCCGTTGGAACGGTCAACCCGAACGCTTTAGGAACGCTGTTAAGTGTCAATACTTCGGATGTTGGAATGGTCACGGTTGCAAACCGAATCCCGCCAAAGTAGTTATCATTCAGCCCTTCCAACGTGGCCTGTTTGACCGTGCCATCAGGTGCAAGGATAAGGAATGTAACGTCATCCGTGTAATCGGTTGAAGATGCTGCGGGGTATTGTGAGAATCGTGCCATTTTTAAGGTGTTGTTATTGCTGAATCTGCTTGATCGTTAATCGTTTCTAATTTCTGGTCAAATATAGGTGAACCGCCAACAGCGCATCCTACTGACGCACTTGATAACCTCCTGTTCTCAATCAATTGAGTCTTGATGCTTACGTTGATCGTAACGCCTCCGCTATCTTCGTTACCATCCCAACTAATAGATGGGTATTCGTCATCCTCAACGAAGTATTCAACGTCATCAATATAGAAGTGGTCGGCCTGTCCGAAAAGCATAGCGAAGTCATGCATGAACTCCTTGCCGTCAAAGCCAAGTTCCCTCGCCTTGCGTGAACGTGCGTAGTAGGTCGCCTTTGTGCCGCGTGAATTATCGTAGGCCATTCGTTCCATTGGATAGTTGGAACGGTTAAGGCTTGCGGGTATTCTCATCAACGGCCTGAATCCCGTGTTAGCGAACCCGAAGCCAAGAGCATCCGAATCATTGCACAATGCCAACGCCAATGTCTTGCAGTCAAATGACGACCTGACATTTATCACATTGCTTAGATAGTATTCCTGAGTTGTTCGGTCAATCGACATATCCGTTACCTCGAATGTCTGAGTGCCTGACGATGAATTGCCTATCATTATGAATGACGTGCCGTTTGAGACAATGGTTTCCGTAAACGTGCCATTTGTGCTTCTGACAACCCCGTTAGTTGTACCTAATCGAACATTGAACAGGTCGTTCCCGCCCATACCCGAAAGAGTGTAGGTTAAATTGTAAGAAACCTCATCACACACCACATGGTTCAATATCGCTTGGCCTGCGGTTGATCCGTTGTAAGTAGCTATTCCGTTTGCTATTGTCCAACTTCCAGCAAGTGACCAATTGAATAGACCCGTTTCAAAGTCTAAAGGAATGATACCGCGATTGGCACACGGGCAAGGATCAACAACCGCTATATGATAACATCCGTCAGGTATTGACAACGTTTCCCAATCGATCGTAGCCGTAAAATAGCCGTCCTCGAAATTGAAGTAACCGTCTGCCGTTAATAGCACCTCAACGGGTGTGAGATTCTCGTCAACGATCGCAACTGAAAAGTTTGTGTTGATCGTCATCACTTGGATGTTCGACACGCAAACCGCGAAGCTAGAACCTACTGAGAATATGGCCGCAGAATCCGCAACTATCCAACGGGTGTAACTTCCGCTTACTGTGAATGATTCTAAGTAAGTGCCGTATTGAACCACGCAGCCCGATTCAGAAACCGAAAGGTCGAATGTCAGGCGGATGAGAACGTCATCAGCAACGGGTGCTATCTGAGACAACACCCCGTATATTCCTGAAGTGTGGCAAGCGTTACCATCGAACACATCCCAATTAACCCCGACCGTCCAATTGGTCGAGCCGTCAAAGTTTCCGTTACGGATAACATTCACGTCAGTACCGCACGGCTCAAGCTGCATCTGGAATTGAGTAATGTCACCATACTCAGCAAGGACTTTCAATCCGCTATCTTCCAGCCAACAGTCATCCTCTTGGTCGAATACTATCGGTTGATTTGGAATGAGATTAGCCATTTTTACCTAACATTTCTAGTTGCGCTCCTCCTGTTAACTTTCGCTCAATATCTTGCAGCCACACGTTCGTTGAACCACTTAGATAGCTAACTGGAATCCTATCAAATGGATTACTCTTAATTGCCTTCCAATCGCTTAACGATATAGGAAACTCAAAGTTATTCTTTATTTGAAAGACGTTAGATGAATCATAAGTTTGCCAAGCACCGCCCAAAGGGTCGAAGCATCGGAAGGTAGAACCCGTGTAAACATCACCCATTGCGCCAATCGTTCTAGCACCTACGTATTCACCCGCGTTAAGGTAGAATGTTGCGCCTCCTGTTATTCTGAATAGACCACCTCCGATTGGTACTCCTAATGGCAGATAATAACCACCACCGCCACCGCCTAAAGTGTTTGAAATCATCTTAGCAATAAACCAATTGTTTGAGTTGGTTATTACGTCAATCTCAAATGAATAGACTGCGTTATTCGGTGCAGTATAAATGCCAATATCCATTACCTGATTATACAGCGTACCGCCCGTTGGGTCGAATTGGTCGTAAGGAACAAATGGAAAGTAAACGCTTGAAGCAATTGAGAAGTTAGCATTGACATCATTCCAAGGCAACGGGCTTGATTGGTCGGGTTGAAATCCATTCAATGAAGACGTAGGAAAGTAATTGAACGACTGGTTTATAAGGCATCCATCGTTACCACTTCCGAGAAAGTTGTATATCGTTTGCGGTATTTGACCAAACCACCTAATCGCTACGTTCCTATTACTGAAATAATCATTGAAGTAGAAATCAGTTACAGAGCCAGGCTTTGCGGTCACTTGCGATTGATTAGCTACGTTAAGATTGAGAATAAAAACGCTATCATCGTAGTCTGCATTATCAGTGCCTCCCATACTTCCAGCACTTGGTAGAACGTCCTGAATGATATTGGTATCTGGTATCAATGCTGATAACTTCAAATCTAGGTAGGTGTCAATATTGCATTGACCACCCAAGTGATATTCCTCTTCGCGTGTTCCATTGAACCGTATGTCTTGAAGATAGTTCGTTTGTGTGCTATCCTCCGAACTACCGAACTTAACCCTAGCATAAAGCGTGTTGGTATCTAGTTCTTGGCTTAAATCTCGTACGTTGTCAAATGATACCGTTGTGCTATCCTTTTTAAAGTAGTCCTTATCTTCTATGCGAATGTTTCCATTCTCAAATGACATAGCTAAATTGTGCAGCTTATTAAGGTCACCGAACAAATCAACGAACGATATAACGGGTTCATTACTTCCGCCCGTTCTTATACTAAGCCCCGTCATTATAACGCTGTAAACGTGCGGTTCTGAATTGGTGTTATAATCAAAGTAGTCAGAAACAAAGCCAATCGATCCGTCAGAAACGAAAGTTATAATAGAACTAAGCGCATCGAATATTCTAATCCCTGCGCGACTTGTAACGCTATTTGCAGTCGTTGGACTGAATATTTCTATATCCGTTTGGCTTGTCACCGTGTATGCGATGCCGTTCTTTGTTTTACCTACGCTCAATGAACACTCAATCGAACGATTATTAACCACCAATGAAGTGATTGAATCGTCTTGTATTTCACATACCGCCCATTTCTTATCAGGCCACCAAACCACATCGGACAACTTAATGAATCCAGTAAAATCAATACCGTCAGGGCTGTCTAAGTCCTTGATATTAATAACGGCATCATCACAAACGCTTGCAAGCCATTTGTTCCTTAGATAGTCGTATTCGCTACCAATGAAAGTAATAGTCCCGTTAATCTCTAAAAGGTAAGTAGATAGGTCGTAAGAATAGTAAAGATGTTCTGATATTTCAGTAACGCCTATCGGTTCGGCTACGACTGTATTCCCATCAAGTGTAACTCTAAGCATATCCGCCACGTTTACGAGGTTTAAGAACTTGTCTTAGTTCCTGTACAATGAATCTAGCACTATCCTTTTCAGATGTTCGCATCCTATCTAAACCCCTTATCAGATTCTTATCGTTAAAGTTATTTTGTAGCATGAATGAAGCACCCATCCCCTCAAATCCGCCCGCTAATACTTGATCAATCGCTGGAGTGATTATGTTCTCAAACTTGTAAGATTCCCACCCTCCTTTACGAATGGCTGTAAACATTGCTTTGTGTTTCTTTGTTTCTTCGGCTGTCATTACACTTTCACCTTTTGACAACTTAGCATCAATACTATCACTTGTTCCTGTTCCTTTTCCTTTTAGGTCAATAACACCTTTGGCGAATTGTGGCGTAGGTGTCGCGGCTATGATAGCTACCTCCGCAGCTACTGAAGCGGCTACAATTGCAGCTAATGCTGGGCCTCCTTGATTGAAAGCATTAATAACAGCGGAAGCACCGTTTACTATTGCATTGAATATGTTAAAAGTCTTTTGGTCTTCCGCTTGTTGCGTTAATATCTCACGTCTTTTTTGGTCGTATTTATCCCTAGTTATTAACCCTTGCTGAAGTTGGTACTCTAAATTTGCTAACTCCTCATCGGCTAAAGCCCTGTTCAATGCCGCCAAATTATTCATTAAGTCAGTTATGGCAGAAGCATACATGTTCCATTGCTGTAATGATTGCTCTTGTTGTGCTAATTCCGCATCAGACATCCCGTCAAACCAAGGCTTTCCACTTGAATTAGTTGGATCACCAACACCCATCGCGCTTATGTCAGGATAGCCAGCCGAAGGGTCTATTTGATTATCGTTGAAGTTCTTAATCTTCTGCTCAAGTTCATCAACCGCAATAGACGCATCTTTGTATTGTTGCGAGAACTCAGGACTTGTTTCGAGTATTTTCCTTTGCTTACTTAGCATCTTGTTCAGACCTGCAATGCTTGAACTCATGGCTTGCACAACTGGAATACCTGTTGACTGCATCATGGTATATTCCATAAGTCTTAACTTGGCTATTTTTTCAAGTTGTTCGCGTAGTTCTTTCTGTTCCTTAGTTTCCTCCCCAAGCAATGCCGCAAGTTCTGCCCTTAGTTGCTTTTCCTTTTCGCGGAGTGGTCTTATTGCGTTGACTGCCGTTGCCTCGTTTTTGATAGCGTCAACTACGTCCTGTATTGCTTTCTCATAGTAGGCTACGTTTTTGATTTCTTCTTTTTGAGCCTCTGTCGCTGTTTCGGTAGCCGCCTTAACTTCTACGGTTGCCTTTTGTTGCTTATGCAGCTTATCTATGTTTTCATCAATAACACCGTTAGTCAGCCCTAGTATTTCCCTAAGTAACTGATAAGCCCCAACATTTCCTTGAATTAGCGAATTAAGTACTTTGAATGGTTCTAAGACACCTTCAACCGCATTAGAAATACCTTTCATTACGATACTAAGCCCGTCAAATCCTTCTAAGTTTAGTAGTTGCCCTGTCTTAGAAATCTCTGCATTGAGTTCTGAAAATTGGCTTATCAATTCCTTGCCAAGTGATACCTTGAAGTTATCAAATGCAACACCTATCTGCGCAATCTTATCAGCCGTAGTATCGGCCTGATCGCCCATCTTAGCCATCTCCTCCGTAGCAATGTCACCTACTGCCTGTGCAATGTCACCGACCGAAGCTGTTTCAGTTCCTACGCCTTTCAGCTTGTCACGCAATGCAACCGCGCTGATACCAAGGTTGTCAAGGATCAAAGGAGACTTTCGCCCGATACCAAGTATGATCGAATCAACAAGGTAATCCACGCTTTCACCCGTTTCCCTCGCCCGTGCCTGTGCGAATTTGAACAACGATGCAAGGTTCTCAAGTGGTATCTTGAAGTTAGAAGCCTTGACCGCGTTCTGCATCAGTACCAAGTCCGTTACAGTTCCCCGTGTCGCATCCCTCAATCCTTGAAGATACTGACCGCCTCCGATACGTTTGAACGCCCTTTCAACACCTTCGGCCTGTGCTGCCAACTTGACCGTTTCCGCACCGAAAGCAATGAGTTCACGCGCACCGAAAGCAACACCGATGGCCGCGCCTACTTTGGATAGGCTGCTTACCATGCTCGATGACATATCCTTGAAATCCTGTTCTGTCTTTTTGGTTGCCTGATCGACCTTATTGACCTTGCCAGCCAAAGCGTCCAATTGCTTCAACGCTTGGTCAACCTTTACAGTATATTCGGCTACGATCTTATCAGTTGCCACGCGAACACGGATAGAATGGTGTTAGAAGGTTATCGTGAAGCCGCCTTCTTATCGCGCTCGTTACGTGCTTTCTCAAGCCGTTGGGCAAATATACGTAATTCAAAGATGAAACGCTTACCATCCAACGCCATAAGGTAATCGAATCGCTCAGGCGTGTCGCTCAATACATTACGGACGAACTCAATGAACTTGTAAGAGTTGGTTGCTACCCCTTGTCTGAGTTCATCGAAAGAAGAATATTCCTTTCGTTTCTTGCCTCCTTTAGTGCCTCTTGCCACCCTGTTAAGAGCATCTTCCATGAGTCGTTGGAAATCTTGAACCGTTCTGAGAGGTCTTTCACAACGGACAGTTGAAAAAAAAACACGTTTCCCGTTTCAATCAGGTGCTTGATGTGGTCGCACTTCTCTTTGTGAATGTCATCGTTGACGGTGTGTGGATCTTCATCCTCACGAACAAGGTCGGTAGCTATTAGGTTGATAAGCACGTCCAACGGTATCACTTCATCCTTAATGGTCTTTAGGCGTGTCAGGATAGCCCCCGCTTCAATCAGTTTGCCTTTAGCCAAAGCGGTATTCACATCCTCAACCGTCTGGTCGAATAGTTCAGGGCTTATACGGGCTGTCAGGTATTCATACGCTTGCATATTTGCCGCAATGCGTTTCATCGGGTTTCCCATGCCTTCGGGGAACTCATACCACGCTTTGCCCGTATGGTCAGCGAACATGAACCGAAGGTCTTTCTTGTCAACTGGCTTAACCCACCGTTTGGAAATGAAAGCTAATTGTTCCTGCTCAGTCCAAAAGGAATCAAGCCCTTTGTTCCTAACGAAATCGGCTACCGCGTCATCGTCAAGTCTCTGGAGTATCTTACTTGTTAATCCCTTCAATTTGTTCTTGTTTATTCTACTTTCTCAGCCCTAATATTCAGTAGCTTCAATTGGTCGGGTTCATCAGTCAGTTCACAGCCATAAACATCAAACGTTGAGCCGTTACACGCTATCCTGTAAATTACCGTTCCACCAACAAATTCAGTTCTTGCAACTATGATGTTCTCGTGCTGTTCGGGATCGGTCTTTAAGAATACTGATTCGCCCAGTTTAAAAC